CACTGTTTTGCTTGTGGTACGAATACGAAAATAGATGTTGATAACTTCAGACAAAAGCATACAAAGTCTGCTAAGGTGATTCCAATGTTAGATGGTAAGTATCAGTCTATACCGCTAAGAAACCTATCCAGAGATGCCTTAAAAGCCTTTGGTGTGATGATCACTGATGAGGGTGGTGTAGCTTTCCCCTACTGTGATGCTGATGGTAAGGTCACTGCCTACAAGGTAAGACATGATGCAATGAAGACTGATTGCACTATCAAAGGTGATTGGTCTAAGGCAGGTTTATTTGGAGCGCAGTTATTCGCTAAAGGTGGTAATAGCATCACTATCACTGAAGGTGAGTTTGATGCTGTTGCTGTCTATCAAATGAATGGTATGCGGTATCCAGTTGTAAGTATACGCAATGGCGCACAATCAGCACTAAAGGACTGCAAGGACAACTATGAATATCTTGACTCTTTTGAAACCATTGTTATCAGCTTTGATGCTGATGAGGTTGGTAAGCAAGCTGCTACGAAGGTAGCTGATCTATTCGGTGCTAAGGCTAAGATAGTAAAGCACAGGCAACCACACAAGGATGCTAACGATTATCTCAAAGATGAGATGATTAAGGAGTATATCCAGGATTGGTTTGCTGCTGAGGTCTATGTACCTGATGGGATCATTGAAGGATCAAAGCTTTGGGAAGAGATCAACACACCAGCCATTAAAGCCTCTTGTGACTATCCTTGGCATGGGTTGAATGCTTTGACCTATGGTATCCGTAAAGGTGAGCTGGTGACGTTTACAGCAGGATCTGGACTAGGTAAATCACAGGTACTGAGGGAGATTGTATACCACATCCTATGTAAGACTGAGGACAACATTGGCTTGATGTTCCTGGAGGAGTCTACTGTCCGCACTGCCAAAGGTATCATGTCTATTCATGCGAACAAGCCATTGCATTTACCTGACACAGCATACACTGATGAGGAGTTTAGAGATGCCTTTGAGCACACTCTTGGCACTAATAGGGTTTATCTTTTTGATCATTTTGGGAGTACATCAATTGACAACATACTATCAAGAGTCAGATTCATGGCTAAAGGACTCGGATGTAGCTTTGTTGTGTTGGATCATATTAGTATTGTCGTCAGTTCTGGCGATGTTGGCGATGAACGTAAAGCATTAGATGAGATCATGACCAAGCTTAGGATGATTGTTCAGGAGACAGGCATAGCACTATTGATTGTTAGTCATCTTAAAAGACCAGACGGTAAAGGCCATGAAGAAGGAGCAGCTACTTCACTAGGTCAGCTTAGAGGATCTGGTAGCATTGCACAGTTGTCAGATATGGTGATCGGTATGGAAAGGAATGCACAGCATGATGATGAACGTGAACGCAATACCACCAGGATTAGGGTACTCAAGAACCGTTTCAGCGGTGTCACAGGTCCAGCCTGTAACGTCTATTACAGCCACTCAACAGGAAGGTTATCAGAGGTCACACAAGATGAAGACTTATGAAGATTTAAAAGAGGATACGAAACGATTTGCTTTACAGCAGATACGTACAGGGTCTACAATGGGTGAAGTAGTTTGTTCGTTTGAAGAGATCATTAATGAGATCAGGAAGACATCAGACTATGTAGAGGCTATGCAAGATGCTAACAGGAGACCTTAATGGCTGAGGTAACAAACATTGAAGAGCATGATGATGGAACAGCTACACTACACTTGGATCTTACTGATGAAGAGATTAAGATGTTGATTCAATGGGGTATCAAAGAAGCAATTAAGTTAGCTTTCTTAAAGGAAAAGAACTTTGATTGGAAGGACAGCGGCAGTGAAACAAACACTTAGAGACATGATGAGCCAATGCTGGAACAACCGTATGGATTGTGAGCACTTTGACTTTGAGAAGTTTGCTGAGATGGTAGCCTTCCAAGCCAGTGAAGAAAGGTTAGATCGCTGTATTGAAGCTTTAGAGAGAAGAGGTTACGCTGATGCAGCAGATGTTATCAGAGGAGAAGGTTAATGTGGGTAATGGATAGGCTGTTAGCTGACCACGCAGAGCTAAAGAAGAAGTATGATACACTGCTAGAAGACTATCAGAAACTGGTACATAAATATGAAGAGCTTAGTGCTGGACATCGAAACAGACATGAAGCAGACTGTTATCTTCTGCGTAGTCACGAAGGATCTGACAACAAGTGAGGTGGTATGTCATACTCATCCAAATACACTAAAGCCTCTTATAGAGGATTACGACACAGTGATCGGACACAATCTAATCAGCTTCGACGGTTACCACCTTCGGAGATTGTGGAACATTACGATACCACTCAAGAAGGTGTCCGATACGCTCGTGCTGTCGAGGCTATGGAATCCCAGTATCGAAGGAGGTCACAGTCTAGAAGCATGGGGGAAAAGATTAGGGAATCACAAGATTGAGTTCCAAGACTTTACTGCTTTGACAAAAGAGATGATTGATTACTGTATCCAGGATGTCAATCTTACTGGTGAACTTCATCGCAAACTATGCGGAGAATTGAAGGACTTTTCACCACAAAGCATTGATATCGAACACAAGGTACAGTTCATTGTTGCACAGCAGGAAAGACATGGATTCAAACTAGACATCCCTTTATGTACTGAGTTCATCTCTCAGTTAACTACGAAGTTATCAACCATTGAGGAGAACCTACAGACTATATTTCCACCGATCATCACTGAACGTGTTAGTGAGAAGACAGGTAAGAAGCTAAAGGATCATGTTGAAGTGTTTAACCCAGGCTCCAGAGATCAGATAGGACGTAGATTGATATCATTAGGTTGGAAGCCTGATAAGTTTACTGAGACAGGTAAACCAATGGTTGATGAAGTCATTTTAGATCGTTTGATAAAGGATTGTTCATAATGCTTATTAGATACAACACATATATAGGAATAAAATGAATGAGCTGGCTCTTTTCGCAGGCGCTGGTGGCGGAATACTCGGATCTCATATACTCGGATGGCGAACCATCTGTGCAGTCGAGTGGGAGCCTTATGCCGCAAGCGTACTTGTGCAGCGACAAAATGATGGGATTCTCCCGCCTTTCCCGATTTGGGATGACGTTCAGACTTTTGACGGTAGACCGTGGAGAGGCATTGTTGATGTCGTATCTGGAGGGTTTCCCTGTCAGGACATATCAGTTGCAGGAAAGGGCGCAGGAATTGATGGCGCAAGGAGCAGTATGTGGAAACATATGGCAAGAATCATCAACGAAGTTTACCCAACTTTCACTTTTATCGAAAACTCCCCTATGCTCCGCACTAGAGGACTCGGTGTTGTTCTCCAAGACCTTGCCAAAATGGGGTATGATGCTCAATGGGGAGTGTTTTCAGCATCCCAAGTTGGAGCTAGGCATAAAAGAGATAGAATGTGGATTGTTGGATTCAACCCCAACAGCAGTAATGCCCGTAGAGTCAAAAAACCCACAAGAACGGATTTATATTCTCCCTTCAGGGAGACCGAAAAAAGTAAGCAAGAAAGGATCAAAAGGGAGTTTGAATTGGGCGCAGTTGATGTTGCACAAAGGTTTTCTTCCTACTGCGATGCTTTGCGAACATTACATGGGATGGCCGATAGGGTGGACAGACTTAAAGCCCTTGGTAACGGACAAGTTCCAGCAGTGGCAGCAAGTGCATGGAATAGACTAAGTTCTTTGATAATATGAAAGATACTGAAAAGTTAAAACAAGCTGCACTAATGATACGTGAATATCTACTTATCCAGAAGCGTATAGCACAGGCTACATCGTGGCTAGAACACGTTGCTGATGATGGTAGGGTACACGGTAAGGTCATCACTAACGGTGCTGTCACAGGGCGTATGACGCACCATAGCCCTAACATGGCACAGGTTCCTGCTGTTAATGCTGAGTATGGTGAAACATGCAGACAAGTATGGACTGTAGATCCTGGTAATGTCTTGGTTGGCTGTGATGCTTCAGGCTTAGAACTACGTATGTTAGCTCATTACATGAAAGATGATGAGTACACTAAGGAGGTGATCAATGGGGATGTCCACACTAAAAACCAACTCGCTGCTGGTCTTGAGAGTAGGGCGCAAGCAAAGACGTTTATCTATGCCTTTCTCTATGGAGCAGGGCCAGCTAAGATTGGATCGATTGCTCAAGGGAGCGCCGAGGAAGGAAAGAAACTCATCACCCGTTTCCTTAAGAATACGCCAGCTCTCAAGACACTTAAAGATAAAGTTAGCAGGTATGCAGAGAAAGGGTATTTACCTGCCCTTGACGGTCGTCGATTATGGGTACGGTCGGAACACGCAGCACTTAACACGTTACTTCAAGGAGCTGGTGCGATCTCGATGAAGCAAGGTCTGATCCACCTACACGAGTCACTGAAGAAACATAAGATACCTGCACACTTTGTGGCTAACGTCCATGATGAATGGCAGATAGAATGTCCTAAGCAGTATGCTGATGATGTTGGTAAACTCGCTGTAGCAGCTATTGAGAAGGCTGGTGTTACCTTGGGTTTACGTTGTCCTCTAACGGGTGAATACAAAGTAGGAAACAACTGGAAGGAAACACACTGATGATTACCAACTTTGATGAGATTGATTCTCTTGTCGTAACTATCAAAATAGGAAAGGATGATGCTGGTTATGTAACAATGGATGTTGAGAGTGATAAGTTAGTATCAAACCGTATGATGTTGGCGTTGCTACATTCTATTGCGGAATCAGCTACAGAATCAATGATGGCTGAGATACAAAGTAGAATATTGCTTGACAAATTTAAGATGCACTGATATACTGTTATTGTATTTTCACTGA